GCAAGCATTATGCCAGAACCGCGCGCACGCGAAACCGAAGATGAATGGATCGCACGTTGCATGAGCGACCAGGAAAGCATCGACACCCATCCCGATGAAGATCAACGCTTTGCAGTCTGCATGTCGAAGTGGGAAGGGGCCAAAGCCGAGGGCTACAAGCCGACTCAGGCGATGGCGGATGTTGCACGGCGCGCGCTTGAATGGCGGCGCGAATACGGGCGCGGCGGGACTGAGGTCGGAGTTGCACGGGCGCGCAACATTGCGAACCGGGACAATCTCAGCTCAGAGACAGTTGCCCGTATGCGGAGTTTTTTCGGGCGTCACGGGGTCAACCGCTCCCGCCATTATGATCGCGAAGAAGGCGACGGCGGGCCGACGGCCTTCAGAATAGCCTGGGACTTGTGGGGCGGAGACGAGGCCAGGACTTGGGCTGATAATATAGGCGAGCGGGACAAGGGCAACGATATGACAATCCATCACAAATCCGTGGCGCTTGATCTCAAAAGAGAGCCCGACGATGACGGGATGTTTGAAGGATACGCCAGCGTATTCGGCGTGGTCGATCAAGGCATGGATGTGGTCGAGCGCGGGGCGTTCGCGAAATCCCTAGGCACCGGGCGCAAGGTCAAAATGCTTTGGCAGCATGACCAAGCGCAACCCATCGGCGTTTTTGATAAAGTCGAGGAAGACGAGCGCGGATTGTACGTGCGCGGGCGATTGCTAAAAGAGGTCGCCAAGGGCCGCGAGGCTATGGCGTTACTCCGTGCGGGTGCAATCGATTCAATGTCAATCGGGTATCGCGTTATGGACGCCGCGCCGGAAGGTGATGGCATGGTGCGACGCTTGAAGGAAATCGACCTTCACGAAATATCCCTAGTCACGTTCCCGATGCTTCCTGACGCCAAGGTGACGGCAATCAAAAGCATTGAGACGGAGCGAGACTTCGAAAGATTCCTGCGAGATGCAGGCTTTTCCCGCAAGCAAGCGGTGGCAATCGCATTGCACGGGTTCAAATCGCTTAAGACCGAAGCGCGGGAAGCGCCGGACGTGAGCGAGCTAGTGGAAAAAATCGCTAATCTCAGAAAGGCAATCAGCCAATGAGCGATGAAATCAAGGCCGCCGTCGGCGCGGTCGAGCAACTTCACAGAGCATTCGAGGAATTTAAGACCGCCTCGAATGAGAACGAAACCAAGCGTGATGCGGTCCTGGAGGAAAAGCTCGCCAAGATCGAGGCCGACATGGACGCGGCCCAAAAGATCGCGGACGAGGCCGCACTTGCAGCCAAGCGCGCGCAACGCTCCGCCGTCGATGCAGGCGAGCCGGGTATTGATCTCGACGCCAAGGCCCTCGCATGGGCCAAGGGCATCGCACGCCAGCGTGGCACCGATGTGCATGAATACGGCGCGAAGGATCTGGAAAGCTACAAGGCCGCTTTCGACCGGTATCTCCGCAAGGACGACCGGGCATTGACGCCGGACGAAACGAAAGCGCTGTCCGTTGGTTCCGATCCCGACGGCGGCTACGTGGTCAATCCTGATCTGTCAGGCCGCATCGTTATGAAGGTATTCGAGACAAGCCCGATGCGGGCCTATGCCTCGATTCAGACGATCAGCACGGATGCGCTTGAAGGGCTCTTTGATCTCGAAGAGGCTGCATCTGGCTGGGTTGCTGAAACCGACACGCGGGCCGAAACCGCCACGCCGCAGGTCGGCAAGTGGAGGATTCCGGTGCATGAGCTGTACGCCAAGCCGAAAGCAACTCAAAAGCTTTTGGACGACGCCGAAATCAACATGGAAGCCTGGCTTGCATCCAAGGTGAGCGAAAAGTTCGCCCGCGATGAAGCGGCGGCATTCGTGAACGGCAACGGCGTCGGCAAGCCGAGAGGCTTTTTGACCTATGCAGACGGCACCACGCTTCCCGGCACAATCGAGCAATTCGACACAGGCGCGAATGGTGCGTTTGCTAGTGCACCTGGCGGCGCTGACGTGTTGCTGTCGGCCTTGTATGGCTTGAAGCAAGTCTATCGCGCGAATGCCACTTGGTTCATGAACCGCACGACCACGGGTTTGGTTCGTCGCTTGAAGGACTCCAACGGCGAGTTTGTTTGGTCTCCGGGCGTTGCCGCTGGCCAGCCTGCAACGCTGCTTGGCTATCCTGTAGCTGCATTCGAGGACATGCCGGACCCGGCAACGGGTAGCCTGTCAATCGCGGTTGGCGACATGCGCGAAGGCTATCAGATCGTTGATCGGATCGGCATCCGGACGCTTCGCGATCCATACAGCGCCAAGCCCTATGTCGAGTTCTACACGACCAAGCGCGTCGGCGGCGATGTGGTGAACTTCGAAAGCATCAAAATCATCAACTTCCAGGCTTAAGGGGTAGGCATATGAGAGACCTGCACAACAATGTGGACATCATCGCTACCATTAAGCCGGTAGCGGTTGGCACCACGGGAACCGGCCAAGCCGGGGACGTTATCGACACGCGCGGATATGATGCCGTCGAGATCTCGCTTTCTTATGGGGCGATTACGGCAACCAACGCGACTTTCACTCCGGTGATCTTGCACGGTGACGTGACGGGCACGATGACATCGTGTGCCGATGCTGACCTGCTTGGGACCGAAGCGGCGGCGGGCATTGCAGCGGCTGCAACCCGCGTCGATGGTGTGTCTGAGAACGTCACCAAGCGCATCGGCTACATCGGCGGCAAGCGCTACGTGCAAGCCAACATCGTGAACACGGTCACGGCTGCAACGCCGGTCGCGGCGAATGTCATCCTGCATCGCGCGCACAACGCGCCGGTCGCGACTTAAGACCAAGGGCGGTCCCGTGCAAAAAAACGAGTTGAAAGGCAAGCATATTGCCATTCTCGGCATGGGACCGTCCGTCGATGCGTTCACGGATCACGTGAAGCGTTTAGGCGGTGCATCCGCTTATTGCGACGAGGTGTGGGGCGTCAATGCGCTGGGCGACGTATTCCGGTGCGACCGCGTATTCCATATGGACGATATCCGGGTTCAGGTGAAACGGGCGCAAGCTCGGCCGAAATCCAATATCGCAAACATGGTGCGCTGGATGCGTAGCCACGCGGGGCCGATTTACACAAGCCACGCCGATCCTGATTTTCTGGGATTGGTCCGGTATCCGCTCGAAGATGTGGTTAAGGATTTGGGCGAGGCTTACTTCAACAGCACAGTCGCTTACGCTATGGCCGCCGCGATCTATGCAGGGGCCGCACGGGTTAGCATCTTTGGTTGCGATTACTCATACGAGCATAGCCACCACGCAGAGCGCGGTCGGGCGTGCTTGGAGTATTGGGTCGCTATCGCCAAGCAACGCGGAATGCAAATCAGCGTTCCAGCCTCCACGTCGCTACTTGACGCAATCGACGGCCCGGATGCGTTGTTCTACGGCTTCTGTGATGGGCATAAGGTGAGGCTTCAGGACGACATGAGCCTGACCATTGAGCCGCGCGAGTTGCCGACAGCGGACGAGATTGAGCGGCGCTACGACCACAGCAGGCCGACAAATGAGCTAGTACGGAGAGGCGTAAGTGAAAGCTAAAATCGTAAAAGAATGGCGGGCCGCGCCGCAAGGGCATACGGTCGTGGTTATGCAGCCCGGGACCATCATCGAGGGGCCGTTGGCGCAAGTAGCAATCAGTGAAGGCGTGGCCGAAAGTGTCGGCACATTGGAGATTGCCACCAAGATCGACCCGCCACCTGAAAAGAAACGACGCGGACGCCCGCCTAAAAATAGGGAAGCTATCGAATGAGCCTCCGCGCGCCTCTGCAACTCTATCAGCAACGCGGCAACGTTCTAACGAGCGCGCCAGCGGTCGAGCCGGTGACGGCGTCTGAGTTGCGCGATCATTTGGTTGTGGATGCCACCACGCTACCAGACGGCGCGGCGAATGATCTGATCGAGGAAGCGCGGCAATCGATTGAGGACATGACCGGGCTTGCGTTCATCACGCAAAGCTGGCGGCTAAGTATCGACCATTGGCCGCAAGCGCGCGAGGATTGGTGGGACGGCTGGCGCGAGACGCATATAAACCAGCTTTACGGGCCGAAAGGCTCATGGGCGAGCTTGGAGCTTCCACGCTACCCGCTGCAATCCGTGACAAGCATCACCGTTTATGACGAGGACAGCAGCTCCACCAGCGTCACGCCTGCCAATGTTTTCGATATCGATGCAGCCCGGATGCCGGGCCGCCTGACGCTCAAAGTCGGGCAGACTTGGCCGGTCGCCTTGCGGGCCAATAACGCCATCGAAATTGTCTATGTGACCGGCTACGGCGATGCGGCCTCAGATGTTCCCGCGCCGATCAAGCGGGCGATCCGTCAGCTTGCGTCCTACATGTACACGCACCGGGGCGACGCTTGCGAAGTGGGCGATGCCTACCATATCAGCGGGGCCGCCAAGACGCTCGGCATATACAAGGTCGCCCGAATATGACGTGGCCTAGCGGATACGATATCACGCGGGGCTTGGCGCAAGGTTGCAGCGTCAATCACAAATTCGGGCGGAACCTTTCCGTCGGCGGAACCTTTGCGCCTGTTGCTATTGGCGGCATATACCGCACGCCGCAAGTCTCAGGGGCTACGGCGCTACGCATTAAGAGCGGCGGCAATGCGAACGACACGGCAACCGGCACAGGCGCGAGGGCGGTCACGTTGCAGGGCCTCGATGCCAATGGCGACGAAATCACGGAGACCATAGCAACGGCAGGCGCAAGCGCGAGCGAACCGACGACCAAGCAATTCTTGCGGCTTTATCGGGCCTACGTTAGCGCCTCTGGCACTTATGCTACAGCAACGGCGGCAAGCCACGCGGCGGCAATAGTGATTGAGAACGCCACGGGCGGGACCAATTGGGCGACGATTGCTGACACGACCATCGCGCGCGGGCAAAGCCAGGTCGCGGTGTATAGCGTGCCACGCTATCGCGAGATCATGATAACAGGCCTCAGCATATCAAGTGACGCGGAAAAGAAAGCTAATCTGGTTTTATTTCAGCGCCGCAACATTCTTCAAACCTCAGCGCCATATGAGGCGATGCGGCTTGTCGAGGAATACCCGCAAGTGGCGGGGCTGCATCAAATCCAATTCGACCCGCCGCTCGGCCCGTTCCCGGAACTGACAGACATCGGATTCATGGCGCGGTCAACCAGCACAACGATTGATATGTCTGTCAGCTTCGAAATTGTGGAGTTCCGCCCGCAATGAAGTGCTGCGATTATAACGCCGGAATGATGCGCGAGCCTGTTACTTTCCAACGCCGCACAAGAACGGCAGACGGCGCGGGCTCATGGTCTGAGACTTGGGCGACGATATCCGGCACGCCATCGCGCGGTCACGTCACGCAAACAAGCGGGCGTGAGGCAGTTCTTCACGGGCGCAAGGAAGCGCACGCGGCGGTCAAAATTGTGGTTCGCTATTGTTCGACAGCAATTCGCGAGGCTGATCGCGTGCAAATCCGATCGATCAACTACAATGTTTTGAGCGTCAATAACCTCGAATTTCGCAACCAATGGCTGGAAATCATCGCGGAACGCGGGGTTCCGGCATGATGAAATTTAAGCTGGAAGGGTCACGCGAATTTCAACGGGCCATGGATGAACTGGGCGAGGATGCGCGGGAGCGTGTTGGGCTACAGGTTCAAAGAATAGCAAATGACCTGGCGCGAAACATTCGCCAGAATTACGCCAAGCAAGGCACCGGCACGACATACTTCCGCATTCCCGGTTCAAAATACATGACGATCCGGGCCGGTTCGAGAGACGGGCCGCCGGTTGCATTCGTGCCGGGCGGTGGATCTCATAACCTTAGCTTACAGCATACCGCATCGCGACCGGGGCAACCGCCAGCGCAAGATACCGGCAGGCTTTTGAACAGCGTCGAAATCAGGAAAGTGCGACAGCGGACTTTCGAG